TCGTAAGAGTCCGCAACAGTAAGCAACGCGTCAACAGCCATAACTATATCAACGTCAGGCTTACCCAGCCTACTGCGCACAGCAGCCTGCAAGGTAGGAGGCACAGCCTGGTCCGCAGCGTACGCACCAACACGATCGCGAAATGACACGTACCTCTCCGGTCTGGTCAGTGGGTCCATGCCCCTCTCACCTAACAACTCTATAATCTTGGCCACGTCCGGTACAAAGTAGCCTACTTCCTCAAGTAGCAAAATGTAACCAGAACTAAAATACAAAACCGCACCCGCAACAAGCTTGGCCTCCAAATTAAACAAATTAGACATCTTATGAACAGCGAGTACCTTGTCCACGCCGTCCGTGACCCACACCACGTTATCGTCTCCCTTGGCGATCATATAGCGAATGTTCTGTTTCCCAACGGAAACGCCAGCGGACACCATGTTGTAAATCAGGTTACCCAGCATCGTTTGAGGGGCACCTGACTTCATCTGATATGCAGACATAAACATCAGACCCAACACCTTGCTGGACACCTTACCCACATACGAATCAGCGAATATATCCATGACACCTGGATCTAAACCTAACTCAATAAATATATAGCACTCTATCATGCGAGCCAACAAATTCTGCGATTTGTCGTATTTGCCAGAGTCTATCTCCAACGCTTCCAGTACACGCAGACCTTCAAGATGATCCGTCACCCACTCGGAAATGGCAGCGTCCGACAACCTACCGGCACTACATATTTCAGGTCTAAGCGCACCATCCAATCTCTCGAATATAACCCGGAAGACGCTAGTAAACAACGCAGTGTCCTTCTTTGACATACTAACTATTACCTGACCCTGCCCTAACTCCTGTTGAGCAGTCACGCTCAACTTAGGTTTGACCCTCTTCTTAATTATAGTGTCGTACCGCTCCAGTTCCAGCTCGACCAATTCGCCGGGGCATTCGTCCTCCAACATCTTCCTATAATTCATGTCCTTACCAGCCTTCCACGCCATATAATCAGTGACGTTGAATGAAACAGGATTTGCTTTGTAGGAGCGACCAATCGTCTTACGAAACCCAGGCACAAACGCCCAGTCTATAAATTCGTCTACAAGCGACTTAGCATACTCCCACACATTATTTTGCATCTGCATGTCCGGTGGGTTCCAATTCCTCTTCGCAGAAGCAAGAATAGCGTCCACCAACGGGGTTCGTGATATAGGTAAAGCAGCGGTGCGTACAGGTGCGTCATCATGCAGCTTCTCAGGGGCAGCTATGTCTTTATTTATCTCAATGCGCCCATAAAACTCTGTGTTAACATTAATGTCTTTAACTCTCTTTAGTTCTGCCACATTCTGCAATTGCGCGGTGGAGTTACCAGGGAACAATTGATCATACACTTCCTGAAGGGCATAAGCGGGTTGAGGGATAATGTTGTGTGTATATCTCGCATGACTTATCTTAGCGTCAATAGCTTGCTGTGTTTTTCGTTTAACAACATTAGGAGCGTAAGCCCGCACATTGTCCCCCATGAAATTGGCAAACGGGTCCAACTCCAAGTCCAACTCGGGTACCTC